TAACTGGAGAAATTAACTGGGAATATGCTGGAATGAGTAAACAAGCAAAAACTATGCTAGGTATTTTAAAAACAATATGTGCATTATATATTGGAACAAAAACATTGAAATTAATAGGCTGGTTAAATACCTTAAGAAAAGTTTTGTTAGGAACCAAAACGGCAACTACAAGTTTTCAATCAGGATTGGCATTATTAGGCAAAGAAACTAGAACAACTTGGTCTGCATTAAAATTAGGAGTGGAACAGTTTAAACTGTACAGACAAGCTGGTGATAGTGTAACAAAGTCTCTTGGTAAAACAACTGGTGCAATGTTATCTCTAATACCTAACACTGTGAAAGTAGCAGGGGGCATAGCTGGATTGGGTGGCTCATGTGTATTAGCGTATAAATCAATGGAAGATTTGAAAAGTGGAAGTATAGGTACTACAGAAGGATTGTTAAAATTAGCAGGGGGAATAGCTGGAGCAACAGCAAGTGGAGCATTAATTGGTTCAGTCTTTGGTCCAGCAGGAACAGTAATTGGAGCTCTTACAGGCTTAGTAGCATCAGGAACCACAGCTTTACAGAGCTATAACAATGTTTCGAAAGACTTGAGAGAAAGAATAGAAGAAAATGGGAAAGCCATAGAGGAAAGTACAAAAACAATAGAGGAGAGAACAAAAGCAACACAAGATACAATTAATAATCAGATGGCAGAACTAGAATATACTGAAAAGTTAACAAAGGAACTAGAAAATTTAACAGATTCAAATGGTAAAGTTAAAACCGGTTATGAGGAAAGAGCAAATTTTATATTAAATCAATTAAATGAAGCCTTTGGAACAGAGTATAAATTAACTGGTAATAGGATATATCAAAATGGGAAACTTATAGAAAGTATAGATGGAATCACAAGCAGTATATATAAAACAATAAATGCCAAAAAAGCAGAAATAATCTTAAATGCAAATGAAGGAAATTATGCAAAAGCTATCCAGGAAAGCACAAAACTATACCAGGAAAAAGAAACAGCAATAAAAGATTGTTCAGATGCGCAATCAAACTTTTCAAAAATATTGGAAGATTATGGACTTACAATGGCTGATTATACTAATAACACATATAAGTATCAAAAAGCATTAGTAAGTTATAAGAATATTTGGACTCAAAGTTTGGCAAATGCAAAAAATACTTACGAAAAAGCTACACGAGAAGTAGATAAAAGTACAAAGAACTGGACTAATTGTTGTAAGACTATAATGGATTTTGAAAACTTAAAAACTGCAACTATATCAGCTAATCAGGAAGAAGTTGATAGAATTTTACAACAAATGACTAAAAGCTATGAAACGGAGTCAGGAACACAGACTCAAACAATAAATCAGCAAATGAAAAAAGAAATAGAAATTGCAAAATATAAGAAAGAACAATTGATAGAAACTCAAGGGGAAATTAATGAGGAAACTGAAAAGTTATTAAATTCTCAAGTTGAAATAGTTGCAAATTCATTAAAGAACCAGACACAAAAAATTGAAAACTTAACACCAGAAGTTGTAGAAGCTTGGAGAGCATTAGGCGAAAATAACTATGAAATATATAGAAAAAAGGTTAGTCAGTTATCACCAGAGGTACAAAAAGAGGTCCAAAAGATGACTGGTGTAATTGTTCAAGAGACAAACAATGCAGTACCGAAGGTTGAAAAAGCTTCAAATAGCATATATGAAGCAATTACTAAAGATTTAAAAGGAAATTTTAAAATTGATTTTGGGGTAAATGTTGACTTTAAGGAATTAAAAAGTAAATTAAAATTAATTAAACTGTCAGTAGAAAAGATGAGTAGAGTTCCAATACTTGGTAGTGCCTTTAAAGGAATTTCAGGAAATATAGATAGCTTAATTAATCAATTAACAGTGAACGGATACGAAAGTGGAGGATTTCCAGTAAGTGGAGAGATGTTCTTAGCAAGAGAAAATGGATTACCAGAAATGGTAGGAAAGATAGGAAATAAAACATCTGTTGCCAACAACGGACAAATTATTGAGGGAATAAAAGCAGGTGTATATGAAGCTGTAATGACTGCAAATGCACAAAACGGTAGCACAAGAGTAAATTTAGATGTCAGGGCAGATGAAGGAATAATAGTAAAAAAAGCTTCAAAAGGATTTACAGAATATGTAGAGCAAACAGGGGAGCTACCTTTCCCTGTGCCAGTATAAAGGAGTGAAATAAAGGAGTAAACGATATGTATCAGACTTTGTAAGCAAAACTTATGTATCAGGAGACTTGATTTCAATAGAAGGCTATAAACCAGACTTTATAGCAGGTTATGAGATAGAAGAATATGACTTAAGTTTAGAAGCGGGAAGAAATGCAAAAGGTACAATGAGATTAAATTACATTGGAACAAAACATAAAGTTATATTAAAAACCACTCCTTTATTCCAAGCACAATTAACAGAATTTTATTCCCACATACCAAGAAGAGCAATAAGCGTTACATTTTTCAATCCTTATACGGGAGAGAGCAAAACAATAAGTGCATATAGAGGAGATAGAAAAGTATCAATGTTATTTGACATAGATTGTGTAGGAAAACTATATGACGCAGTAAATCAATCATTAATAGAATTGTAGGTGTGAAAAAGGGCAAGTAATGAATTTAAACAGGAATGCAAAGCAGACGTTCAAAATTTAAAATATGCAACAATAAATATAAAAGGAACTGCAACTAATATAACAGAAAATAATGACTTACAAGAATTTGAAATTAACTCCAACTGTTATGTAAACGACAGATTTATTGGAACTGCTGTCGCTAAAAAGGCAACAGTTAAGCTATTAGATGATGGTAACTATTCACTAGAAAATAAAGATATAAATATAAAAACAGGAATAGAAATAAACAATGCAAAAGAATATCAAAAATTAGGAACATATACTATTCCAAAACCAGACACAGAAGAAGTATCAGGAAATATAAGTTTCACAGGGTATGACTACATGAAAAAATTTGACACTCAATATGTAGATAGTAATACATACCCTATAAGACTAGACGCTTGTTTAGAAAATTTATGCAGTCAAGTTGGTTTAACACTAGGGAATAAAAATTTTCCTAATAATAGTTATATGTTAAAAGGAAATCCTTTTACTAATAACGAAACTAGAAAAACAGCATTAAGTAACCTAGTTCAATTAGCAGGAGGATTTGCAGAAATAGATGTAGAGGATGGTAAACTTTATGTAAGAAATCTTGATGTAAGTGGAGAAGCAGTAGAAACTATTGACGGAAATAATTATGACGAATTTAAACCCAACAATGTATTTGGACCAGTAAACTCTGTAAGAATACAAATGAATAGTGGTGTAGATGGAGAAGAAACAATAAAAGAAGCAGAAGGAGTAACAGACGAGAATAGATGTCAGATAACAATAGCCGATAATTATTATTTAACATCAGCAGAAGAACGAGAAGCGGTTATAAACGGCATTTTCAACGCATTGAATGGCCTTACATATCTTCCGATAGAATTAAGCTACTATGGCTACCCTTGGCTTAAACTAGGGGATAAGATAAAAGTAAAAGACAAGAATGATAAAGAATATATAACTTATGTTATGGAACACACTTTAAAATATAACGGAGCATATTCTGGAACAATTAAGGCAATTGCATTAACTAAAACACAACAAGCATATAAAGAAGTTTTGTCTTTAAAAGATTGGAGAAGAAACACAGAATTAGCAGTTGATAAAATAAACGGAAAGATGACAGCTGTAATTGAAGAGCAGTCAGAACAAAGTGAGAAGCTAACCAAAGTAGAGCAAGACGTAAATGGAATAACCAGTAAAGTATCATCAGTAGAGCAATCAGTAGAAAACATAACAAAAATAGAAGGTACAGCAGAAGGAAAGAACATATATATAGATGATGCATCTGCGGAACCATTAATAGATATAATGCTAGAGGGCGAGAGCCAACAAGTAACGAGAAGTGGGAAGAATCATTTTGATTCAAGTCAAATACCTTCTTCAACTAATATTGTAGTAAGCGATAACGGTAAAACAATAACAATGCCAATTGTAACAAGTGGAGTTGGTTATATATCTACAACAAAGAAATTAAGCGAATTATGTCCAAAGCTTAAGGTTGGAGATATAGCGACATTAAGGTTTAATAGAAATTTAGGTAATACATACAATAATTTTATTTACTTGGGTGGAATATCACTAATATGGGAAATAAATACTTCAAAAACAATAACACAAGAAATGCTAAACAATTATGTAGCTCTATATGCAAACAGATATGACGAGGGAGAAACAGGACAGTGCATATTAACGGATTTCAGCATAATGTTGTCTAGCGAAACAGATACATCTTGGGAGCAATACGGAGCAAGCCCTAACCCAGATTATCGAAGCAAAATAGAGAATTTGGAGGGAAAGAACAAAGTTAAAGAAATAAATTGGAAACAGATGCCAAGTATATCAACAGGAGCAACTATAACAAATGTAAACGGATATGGAACAGATTATATTGACGTTGATAATACAGAACAATACATTTTTAGTTATCTTGGAACATCAGGTTCTAAATATATTGTATATTATGATAAAGACAAAAACTTTTTAGGATATGATACTGAAATACAAATAAATAACTTTGCAAAATGGAATGAAACAGGATATGTACGTTTAAGAATAGATTGTCCTCAAGGTTCTGTAACAGCCTTTCAGTTAGAAGAAGGCACAGTAGCAACAGGTTACGTACCATATAATTCTCTAGAAATAAAAGATGTAGGAAAGAATCTATATGCAGGAAATGAAATAACAATAAATGGCACATATTCTTCAAATACATCTGTTAATTTAGGCTCAAGATATTTAAGTGAGGAAACTTATACTATTAGTTTGACTAATAGTTTACCAAACAATAGTTATATATATTTAGGCGCGAATGGTATAAGGAACAAAGCAACTTTTACATTAACAGAAGAACAAAATGTTCCAATGCGACTAGTTGTTAAAGCTGGAACATATAGCAACTTTACTACGAAGATAATGATAGAAAAAGGCATGGTCGTAACAGACTACGAACCCCACCAACAACAAACAGAATACTTCCCTCTATCAGAAGGGCAAAAACTGATGAAAAAATCTTATTTGGTAGATGACGGAATACATCATAAGAGAGAACAGTATGTTTTCAAAGGGACAGAACCATTTCATTTAGGAGGTAGACAACACGAAAATTGTGCAACTTTTTATGTATTTAATGCAGATATTATCAAAAAGCAAAACAATTATAGAACCGAGGCGATGTGTAGCCATTTTGTATATGACAGTCTAGCATATACAGAAAGAAGAGATATAGAGTGTATTACAGATAATGCAAGTGCCCCTTATGGACTTATAGTTTTTCAAATCTTAAAAACTAGATTGACTTCAATTGATGTAACAGGTTTTAAAGCGTACTTATCAGAACAATACGCAAATGGCACACCAGTAATCGTAGAATACGAGCTAGCCGAAGAAGAAATAGTACCTTACACAGAAACACAGCAAGAAGCGTGGGAGAAATTAAGGCATTTTACGTTATTTAAAGGTATTAATAATATAACAAGTACAGCAAATGCGAAAATCACATATGTTAGAGATAATGGGTTAAGCGACACATACGAAACCAAACGAAACGTAAAAGAAAATTACTACACAAAAAGTGAAACAGACTCGCAAATAAGTCAAACAGCAGACTCTATCAAAGAGTCAGTCAAAGAAATAAACGAACAAACACAAGAAAAGCTTGCAACATTAGAGCTAGCCAATCAAAGTTTAGAATTTGCAACTAAAAGAACCGGTGGAAACAATTTAATTAGAAATAGTGCAATGATTAATGATAATAATTTCTGGCTAGCACACGCTAAATATCCATATCAAGAGTCAGATACACCACCTGACAATCCTGCTGAAGGAACATACTGGTATTGTACTGCTAATAGTGGAAGTTACATAGAAAATCAAATGTATGTGTACAACAGTGGCTGGAAAGAATCAGAACTGTCAAGAAAATCATTGTTAAGTGCTCAGAACTACTTCGCTTATACAACTTCTAACGAATATTGGGCGAACGGCAAAAATGCTAATGAAAATACACTGAGTGGACGAGTTATTAAGCTTGATGGAAGACAAGACTATACAGTATCACATATATTCAATATCACAGAACCTATTACATTAAATCAAAATGAAAACAAAATGGCAATATCATACTTTATAAAAAACAGTATAGTACAAGGAAATGTCTGCGTAGGACTAATGTTCCTTAATGAGGCAGATTTTACAGAGGTGGAAAAGCCCTACTCATTATATGAGCCTGGTATTATACTGACACCAGATGATTTAAAAGATCTAACTAAAATAGAGCAAATAATCGAAATACCTAAGAAATCAGATTTTATTCCTGTAGTTGTAAGTAACACAGCACCTACAGATACAACCAAGAATTGGTTAGACGCAACAATATACTTACCTAAAAAATACAACTCTCAAACATCACAGTGGGAAATATTAGATACAAAAATGTCATTATATAACGAGAGTTCAAGAGAAGTTTGGACTTATAGATATTTCTACGGATTCTATTATCAAACGCCAATAATATACGATACAGCAGAAATCAAGAGTTGTTATGTGGCATTAACGTTTTATCCTGCATTCGCAGTTTATACAGGAAATGTAGAGCCTACACCTTACAAAGGGCTATATTGGAATAATAAAACAACAAATTTAGTTAAGAGAGCAAAATATAATGATACTACTTTTGTAGAGTGGGAAACACTTGATATTCCAAGTAGTTTATTACCAACTGGTGCTAGTTTAGGTGTTGAACTATTTGATTATATAGTACCAATAAAGGGATTCGTTGAAATTGCTGATTTAAAGCTTGAATATAACACTATGTGTACTCAGTGGACTCAATTTCCTGGGGAAGTTTATGGCAAGAATTATAAAATGGACGAAAAAGGATTTTGGATTCAAGCAAATCAAAATACTATGTTTATAGATGAGGACGAAATCCTAGCAACATATAAAGGAATAAATATATTCCAAATTAATAAGGATTTAGCATATTTTTACAAAATACAAGCAACAGAGAGTATAGAAGTAGGAAACTATTTCTTGAAAACTCAACAAATCAATTCAAAGAATATGCTGTTACTTTATTAGAAAGGAGAGCATATGGCAGTATCAAGTAATATATCAATAACACAAAACTCACAGAATATAGCAAACAATAAAAGTAATATAACTGTTAGAGTACAAGTAACAACGACAGGAGGCTCGTATAATGGATATTCTAAACCAGGTACTTGCACAATAGACGGAACAACATACGATTTTAGTCATAATATACCTCAAAATTCAACTACAACAATTTTTGAGAAAACATTAGATGTAACACACAATAATCAAGGAGAGAAAACCGTTTATGCTAGTTTCTCGTTTCAAACAGGTATATCAGCAGGAACAATAACTGGGTCAACATCCAAGAAATTAACAACAATTCCTAGAACTTCCGAAGTAAGTTTAAGTAAAAAGAATTTCAATATCGGCGAAACAATAACAATATATACTAACCGAAAAAGTGCTAGTTTCACGCACACAGCAGTCATCAAATTCAATGGGCAGACAGTTAGAACACAAACAGGGATAGATGCTTCATATAGTTGGAATACAAATGAATTATTTGCTAAAATTCCAAATCAAAACCAGGCTAATGGTACAGTGGAACTTATAACTTATAGTGGTGGTACTAGAATAGGAACAAGTACAGTTGTTGATTTTACAGGTCATGTAGTAAATAGCGACCCAGTATTTAATAATTTCGATTGCGAAGATACTAATACAATAACTAAAACTTTAACTGGGAATAATCAAAAGTACATACGAAAGTATAGTAATTTAAAGGTAACAATAACAAGTGCAAATAAGATGACTACCAAGAACAGTGCTACACCTAAATATTACAATATTGTGGTTGGTAATAAAATTGAAAAATTAGATTATTCAACATCAGACATATCAAAATCTATAAATAATATGGACGACAATACAGTAACAGTTTTTGCCGTTGATAGTAGAGGAAACCAAAAAGACAAAACAAAAGCATTAGATATTGTTGAATATTCCGAAACTGTTTTACAAAGTGTTAAAATTGAAAGAAAAGAAGGTGTAGGGAAAACAGTCTTAATAAGTTTATCGGGCAAATATGCAAATATTAATTTTGGAGCCAAAACAAATACAGTCAAAAGCATTCAATTTCGAAAAAAGAGTAAGACAGAGACCGAATTTGGAAGTTGGGTTGAAATAAAGCAATTGGTTACAATAAACACCGAAAACGGCACATTTAGCTGTGAATCAAAAGAAATTACAGGACAAACCTTCACTTTAGGTACAGAGTATGACATAGAAGTTCAAGTTAAAGATGAATTGAGTTCAGACACAGAACCAGTATCTCTTAATAGTGGAAAAGTGCTACTTTCAGCACTAAAGAATAAAGGAATTTGTGTTGGGGGAATTTATAACGAAAATTTAGGAGGACCATTACAACTAAACAACAAGGACGTTATAAATTGGATAAATGGTAAGCAGGATAAACAAAAACATATTCTAAAGGCTATTCTTGCTACTGATAATATAACGATAACATCTTCTAAAGACTACGATGCTGTATTAGTGCCTCTAGGAGAACAATACCTTAAATTTGGAGACAAGTTAAGTCTTAGCAATGGGAAAATCGTTATTGGTTCGGGTGTAAAATATATTAGAATATCTGCTCAAGTTATGATGTCATATATTCCAAGTTCTTTAAGAGTAATGGGATTAGCAGTTTATATAACGAATAGTCAAGTTTATACAAATTATGGAATCAGAACTTCATCGGATTTTCTAACATATAATGCACCAGGAATGATATTCCCTGCTAAAGCAGGAGACACAGTATCAATTCACGTATATATTGAACCATCAGGAACAAGTGTAAAGCTAAGAAAATACTCACAAAGCACTTTCCTACAAGTTGAAGTAATAGAGTAGGAGGTGAGAAGATGCAAGATAACACAATAATGTTAATTCTAGGTTTTATTACGACGATGATTCCTATTTTTACTGTAATTGTAAAACTCAACAACACAATAACAAAATTAAATATAACAATTCAGGTTCTATCAGAACAAATGAATAAAAGCCAAGAAGATAGAAATAAGATACATAATCAACTTAATAACCACGAAACAAGAATATCAATTCTAGAAAGTGAAAGGAGGGAAAGATAAATGGATTTATCAATATTAACACAATATTTAAGTATAGTAGTTGTTGGAATATGCCTTTGTGTAGGTTTTGTTATTAAAAATAGTCTTGATTTTATACCAAACAAGTACATACCATTAATCATGCTAATATTAGGTTTAGCAATTAATGTATTAATGAACCTAAATGGGATAAATGCAGAAGTAATACTAACGGGAATGTTTAGTGGACTAGCTTCTACAGGTCTATACGAAATGTTTAAAAATTTAATATACAAGGAGGGAAAATAATGAAAATAATAGAAAATAATTTTAAGTTTGGTACAATGGATATAAGAAATACAACAGAGCAAATCGTGTGTCATCACAGTGGAGTAACTGTTTTACAAAGTGTAGAAGTAATACATAATTATCATAAAAATACAAAAGGTTGGGCAGGAATTGGGTATCATTTTTATGTTAGAAAAGACGGTTCTATATATAGAGGACGTCCAGAGAATACAGTAGGTGCACATGCAGTAGGAGCAAACTACAATTCAATAGGTATTTGTTTTGAAGGAAACTTTTCAAAGGAAGAAATGGGACAACCTCAATTAAAAGCAGGGCAAGAATTAATTGCATATTTAAAAGAAAAGTATAATATATCTAAAGTAGTAGGGCATAGAGATATAGACAACTCAGAATGTCCAGGGAATAATTTCCCAATGGACGAAATAAGGAGTGGCAAAGTTGGTTCTCCAAATAATTCAAAAGAAGAAATAGTAAAATCCTTACAGAAAGCGTTAAATAAAGATTACAATTGTGGCTTAGATGTAGATGGAATAATAGGACCGCTAACAACAAAAGCAGTAAACAACAATATGGTAAGAAACTTTACTGTAGGAGAATTTGCAAAATGGGTTCAAGAAAGATTAGTTGAAAAAGGATACAGTTTAGACAATTTTGGAGTTGATGGTAAATATGGAGACGAAAGCGAGAAAAAAGTAAAGGAGTTCCAATCAAATTGTGACATAGATGTTGATGGAATTGTAGGAATAAATACAGTTAATAGATTAATATAGCAAAAGGCTAGACATTAAGTTGTCTAGCTATTTTTTTTGCCATT